AAGACGAAAAATATAGACGGTAAATCACATCTAACTTTCCAACCAAATACCATCATGTATGCGGTGCTCGTTGACAGCGAACTGGGCAAGAAGATTTCTAGAGCAAAGGTTGGTGTTGTCTTTCATACACAATACAGCGGTTCCGACCTAAAGAGTCTATCTGCTTCATTTAATCCAGACATATCTGGTTTGAAAACTGGTGGTAAGGTTTGGATATCTTCTGCAACTTTCAAAGATGCAAGTGGAACAGCAAATCTCACAGCCGGTGAAATGGAAACGATGAAGAAGATGTTGACAACCATAAGTGGATTCAAGTCTAATTCTTCATTGACCGCATTGCTAAATAATATTAGTAGCGATGCCAATTTAGAAGATGTTGTGTCCAGATACTTCAATAGCAAGATTAGATCAGGTGTTGATTTGGGAACAACTCCAGACCTAATCAAATTCATACACGATGATCCAAAAACAAATAAAAAGTATATCCAAGTAGTACGAAATAACGCCAGTGCGTTCAAACAGGTGTTCATTCTACATAAACAGATAGCACTTGCCAAAAACTTCATTATTTCAAAGATGAATAAAGTGAAAACGGTAGGATCGTTCTACCCGACTAGTAATGGATATAAAGTGGCAAATCCAGAAGGATTTGTTGCGGTGTCAAGCAGCGGAGTGTTTAAGTTGGTTGATCGGTTGGAGTTCTCACAACAAAATTTCAATGCAATCAAGAACTGGACCTAATCTGCATAGATAAAGGAAGAAAGGAGAGTGACCCTATGGAATTTCTATCAAGCACGCTAGGTGGGATTTTCTTTGGTGTTATCTGCTTCGTAGCAGGAACCCTAATCGGTAGTCCACTATGGACTTGGCTCAAATCCAAGTTACCGTGGAACAAGTAATCTCTAATGTTGCCTTATGAGGTAGGGGGTACGGAGGTGATCCAGCCATGAAGTTCAGCGACCAAAAGAATCAAAACGATGTTCCGATGGCAGAAGCCAGCGGCAAGACTTTCGTTTTTACTTTCGGTCGTTTTCAGCCCCCTACCTCTGGGCATCAAAGATTAGTAGAGAAGTTGTCATCTGTAGCAAGTAGAGAAGGTGTAACTGGTCTACTCTATGGAAGCAAAACACAAGATAGCAAAAAGAATCCATTTCCCTTTGCAATAAAGAGAAAATGGCTACAACGATTCTTTGGAAAGTCTGTTACTGTTCCTACAGACTCATCAGTAATTACCGTTTTCGATGCCTTGAATAAGTTTCAAGATCAAGGAGCAACAAAGGTAATACTGGTGATTGGAGGAGATCGTGTAGAAGAAATGAAAAAGATGGTTACACCATATACAAATGGTAGCAAACCACCAGACAAATCATACTCTTTCAAGTTTTCTGTAGAGAGTGCTGGAGAACGCGATCCCGATGCAGAAGGTGTTGTTGGAATGTCTGCAAGTAAAATGCGGGAAGCAGTAACAACTGGTAACTTCGAGGCATTCAAAAAAGGCATACCCACTACAGCAAATGAAGGGGCCGCGAAGGAAATGTGGAATGATCTGAAAAAATATATGGGTATCAAAGAAGATGTAGAAGAAGGTTATCAAGAACCAACATTCGTTGGAGAGATCACCAGACCAAATGGTAAACTCAAGTTCTGGTTTGATGAGAAGCGAGAAATCTTCTACTCCATTCTAGAAGATGACATGGGTAATATGTCAGAAGACATAAGCGGATCAATGGAAACCGTATCATCGTTCTATCCAGAAGCATGGAGACTTTTGCTACAAGCAACAGTTAATAACATCTATCGTCAAAGAGCGCACCATAGAAGGGTTCATAATGATGAATTTGAAGAACATTCAAATTCTATCTTGAAGCCTTGGATGCTAAAACTACAAGAGAATAGTCTGAAAGAAAACTATCTCGACATCATTAGAAAAATGAACTATATCACTTCGGTTCCCTGTAGTAAAAGACAACTACCAATGGAGTTTCTAAATAATAGGCGTATAGTCGATGAAATGGTGAAGGAAATAAGCGACTATATGCGCGAATATCAAATTATGATTCCAAAAGTAGGAATGACTCCATATGAAAAAGAATGGAGTAAGAGAATAACAGAGTTCTCCGATTTGATGCAGAAGGCTGTGAGAACAAAAAAAGAATCTGACTGGAAGGCATTGCAACTGTATGGTTGCAAGCATTACGATATGCTCGACTCCATGTTCGGAACAAAGACAAAAGCGATCCTGTTCACAGGACCAGCGTGAGGATACAATGACGAATAGACCATTCTCCAATCCAGATAAACTTACAAAAGACATTGCAGATATTCTTGCCAATATGAGTAAGAATGAACAGAATCCGCTTCCAAGCGAACTAATCAAAGCAGCAGAAGAAATAAAACCAAAACTATCTGCAACATCAACAGACTATGAAGCAAAGGCCATGATGAAAGATGCTCTGAATCGTGCTTCCAAAGAAACTGGAACGGTATATACGAATCAGGATATCATAAACTTCGAGAGACAAGCACGCCAAACAGGGTGATGCTATGACTGTATATGATGACTACACCATATCTGACAGAATCAAACTTCATGCCATATGCGATGTCGATTTACGACAACCCATCATGTACTGGTATGAAAGAGTTTCTAGATGATTTGAGTAGGATCAAGTACATAAAGAGACTATTGCGAAGATACAAAAAAACTGGCGACATTAGACCTGATTTATTGACAAATCACTTCATTTTATTACACAATGTGTTTACCAAAACGGGAGCCGCAAGGCTCCTGTTTTTCAGAGTAGAGCAAGAGTTGTATCCAGAACTAAAGACATTTATGGTTCACCTTGATTTGTTACCAAATTGCATACCAGAAACTAGACTGTCGGAGATTCCTTTGAACATGGAAATCGTAGGCATTCTTCGGAAAGAAAAAGATAGATAAAGAACCATGAGCGAAGAAACACCAGTAAACAGCATTTCGACAGACTCAATACAGGGAGTACAACCAGAAGGGCCTCCGATAGTGCGAGGAAGTTTTGCAGGATGCCCAGTTTTTGATGTAGACTCAAGTACCTTCTATAAGTGTATGCGTGGAGCAAAAACTCCGCACGAGAGATGGAAAAGATTTGTTGATCTAGAAAGTCCTGTTGGAAATGCTATACGCGATTATTCTTATAAGACCCCAGGCAGATCAATAATCGTACACAATCCAATTACAGGTGAAATGAGTTACATTAAGCGTGGAATGAAACGAGGCAAATAATGGATATTCTTCACCGCGACTTTGTTGGTCATTCGTTTATATGGTGGCAAGGTGTAGTAGAAGATAATCTAGACCCATTGCAACTAGGAAGATGCAGAGTCAGGATTCTAGGGTTTCATACTAGCGATAAAGTAGACATACCAACAAATAAACTACCGTGGGCATTTCCCATACAACCAATCACGAGCGCAGCAATCAGCGGAATAGGCCATTCACCTACGGGATTGGTGCCTGGATCGTGGGTTGTAGGATTTTTTAGAGATGGGGCAAATGCTCAAGAGCCAGTTATTCTTGGAAGTATAGGTGGAATACCAGAAGAAAAAGCAAACATCCTAAAGGGATTTAGCGATCCGAGATCAATCAGCGATCTTACAGTTTCTCCAAAAGACGAGTTTGAAGTTCAAGAGTATCCCCAAGACGGAACAGGCGCTGTTCTAATAAATGCATCTTCTGGTAAGTCATATCCAAAGCATATCGGTGGCGGACCGCATCAATCTAGACTAAATGAGCAAGATACAAACAGACTTGCACGGGGATGCAAAGAAGACGAAACAATCGTTGGATTGAAAAGAGCAAATGCATACAAATCAGTTCCCACAGCAATGCAACCTGATAGACCAAAAACTGTTAAATCAGCGGAACCTGCAATTGGTGGTTCGGTAAGAACGGAGAGTTCCGATGGTTTGGAATGGGATGAAAAGGAAACAGCATACGAGGCAAGATATCCACACAATCATGTCTATCAATCTGAATCTGGACACACATTTGAAGTTGATGACACTCCAGGCGCCGAGAGAATCAGCGAATACCACCGTAGTGGTACAAACTATGAAATATCTCCAGATGGATCGAAAGTAGAAAAGATAGTTAATGACAACTATACTATTATTCTCAAAGATAATCATGTGCAGATAGACGGTAATGCCTACATTACTGTAGATAAGGCGATAAGGATTCTGCAAAATACAGATCAAGAGTCTGGAAAAAACTTTGACATACAAGTTGGAAACGGAGCAAATGTCAATGTAGAGATCATGCAGGGAAACCTAAACATGACTTTACACAATGGAAACTACAATGGATATGTGAATGGAAACTATACATTAGATGTTACTGGATATATGACTGAAAGAATCGGCAAAAAGCGGTTCTCACATTCTGGAGAAGATACAGAAATAAAGACCAACCAGAGTTTCTTGGTTCAGGCAGCAAAAAATATCATAGAGAAGTGCGAAGGATTCAGAGATATGACAGTCGGACTTCATACGGTCTTGGAGTCTGGAAGATATAACCGCTTCATAAGCAAAGCAGACACGATTATTCGCGGAGCAACTATTCAGTTGAATTGAGGAAGCAATGGCATCACCTGTTCACAGATTGGGAGACATATGCTCTGGTCATGGTTGTTTCGGTTCACGCCCGAACATCGGTGGTTCTCCCACCGTATTTGTGAATGGAATACCAGTACATCGTGTAAGCGATCCATGGCAGTCACATTGCTGTGGTCCTTCTTGTCATGGTGCAACGCAATCAACGGGTTCTGCAACTGTATTTGCAAACGGACTTGCAATTGCCAGAATCGGGGATGCAGTTTCATGCGGTTCTGTTAATCAAACGGGGAGTCCCACAGTAAGCGCAGGATAGAAATATGTCAGTAGAAGAAACAAAGAAACTAGCAAAGAAAGTCGTACAGCGTTGCTTACCAGAAGGTGAGAGGTTGTCTAATGCAACCAAATCTCTTATCGACAGACTTATGCGCGGTGACATATTTGAGAATGCATCTGCATTGGCGATTGCTAGATGGTTGATTTGTGCTGACGGATTGCGTGATGTTTTAGAAAGCATACCACCATTTAATTTCAACGGTGAGTTGGCATTTGCAGGTCAAGTCGTAACACCAGAACAAGAATATGTGTACAACCGACTGATTCAGTTGGATTCGCAGTACATAACCACGGCAAATGCTGGTATAGGAACTATTCTATTAAACAAGTTGCGTACTTTACAGTACGGTCCAGAGTTGTCTGCAAATCCACAAAAACTCTCCGAAACTCTACAGAATCAAGGTAGAGATTTGCAAAAGTTCAAAACCCATACAGACAATCAGACGGGTACTGGCGATCCAACTGCATTCATGCGTAATCTTGCAGTCGCTACTGGATTTGATTCAGCAAAGCAGCAAATGGAAGGTAAGCAAGTTGATAATTTCAGTTCCATATTCAATTCTGCGATACAAGGCCCTGCAATACTAAACAGACTTACTGATTTTCTTTGCAAACCAGATGCTCTTACAAATGTGCTGCAAGATTTACTCGACCTAATACGGAGTGGAATTCCATTCGATCTTGACGATATTTTAGCCTTATTGGGAGGACTAACGCTTGACCAGTTCTTCGACCAGTTGAATGAAATTTTCAGAAGAATAGGAACGCTAGTAGACTATCTAAACGCATTGGTTTCTCTCGATTTCGCCAGATTCAACTTTGCACAAGCGTATTTGAGTAAGTTTAGCCTTGGAATGTTCTTGGCATCTATTGCTACTGGAGAGGGTAGAGGAAACTGCTTCCAGAGAGCAATCATGGAGGAGTTCTTGGGTAGTGACAACTTACGCGATGCTATTGCCAAAATTGATTTGGAAAAGAAAAGTGAAGACAGGAAAAAACAAGAAGCAGCAAAAGCACCAACCAAGAATAGCAAAGAGAAGGCAGTAGCACAGGGACAAGTAAATCACGATAAAGAAGTATTCTTTAGCGAAGTTCCAGAAGATCAAGTTTTACAGGGAGTAGTTACAGGCTCTACTGGACCAAATTACACATTCGATGGTTCTGGTAATTTCATCGTAGACCCATATCCAGAATATCTGGTAAGAGAAGATGAACTATATCCAATCATATATTCATTGGAGTCTAGACTAGACTTACTAGAGTCTAGAACATATCAGTTGGGATATAGGATTGCTACTACGGTTGAACCATCCCCAACACCAACACCACCAGTACCATCCCCATCTCCGTCATATACAGAACCACCATGCAATGCTTGCGGGTATATTGATGGAGGATTCTACAATGAATTTGAAGATGACGACGATGGTATAGCGCCAATTGATGTTACTCCAACACCAACCCCATCTAATGTTTCTTGATTGAAGAAATGGCTGATACATAGATGAATAGGAGAAACAATGGCAGTAAACCTAACACCAAAAAACAGGTTCAGCGATCTGGATTTATCTTTTGCCAGAAATCCTATTAGCCATGATATAAACATTCTTACCGATGAAGCATCTGTAAAAAG